TTAATTTGGATGCTGAATTGGCGAAGTTTGGGATATAGGACATACATACGATGGCATTCCAAGCAGACGATAGTGCATTAGTTAAGAAACCGCACGTTAAAACACCCTTTACGGACGAACAGTTAACCGAGTTTGCAAAAACTGCTGACCGTATAACGGGCGCGTACTTCTTTATGGATAAATTCTTTTGGATACAGCATCCAGTTAAGGGAAAAATCCAGTACAAGGCGTTTCTGTATCAACGCGAGTTACTTAAAGTTTATCATGAAAATCGCTTTAGTATTAATATGCTATCGCGACAAACAGGCAAAACAACAACAGCGGCAGGATATTTGTTGTGGTACGCAATGTTTGTTCCTGATAGCACTATACTAGTTGCGGCACATAAGTACGATGGAGCACAGGAGATTATGCAACGTATTAGATACGCATACGAGAGTTGCCCCGACCATGTACGTGCAGGTGTAACAAGTTACAACAAAGGGTCTATTGAGTTTGATAATGGTAGTCGTATACAAGCACAAACAACAACCGAAACAACTGGACGTGGTTTATCTATCTCGCTATTGTACGTGGATGAGTTCGCGTACGTAAGACCTACTATTGCAACTGAGTTCTGGACATCAATATCACCTACGTTAAGTACAGGTGGTCGAGCAATTATAACAAGCACACCCAACAGTGACGAAGACCAATTTGCACTAATTTGGAAAGGTGCAAATAAGCGCGAAGATGAGTACGGCAATGAAACTGAGTTAGGTGTTAATGGATTTAAAGCGTTTAAAGCAATATGGAAAGAACATCCTGAGCGTGATGAGAAGTGGGCAGATGAAGAACGTGGTCGCATTGGAGATGAAAGATTCCGTCGAGAACATTTGTGCGAATTTATCATCAATGATGAGACATTAATTAACGCTACTAAGTTATTTGATTTAGAAGGCGTAGAGCCATTGTTTAAGCACGGACAAGTACGTTGGTACAAGAAACCAGAACCTGGAAAAATGTACTGTATTGCACTTGACCCTAGTTTAGGCACAGGTGGAGACCCTGCCGCTATTCAGGTATTTGAAGCAGGTAGCATTACACAAGTAGCAGAGTGGAGACATAATAAGTCAACTATTCCACAGCAAATACGCATAATGCACGAAATCATTACGTACATTAACGATGAAATAGATGACCCACAGAGTATTTACTACACGTTAGAGAACAATACAATCGGCGAAGCCTCGTTGATAAGTTTAGAAGAGTTTGGTGAAGAGCAGTTTCCAGGCATGATGTTAAGTGAAACCAAGAAAGCAGGAGTTGGAAGACGTTTCAGAAAAGGATTCACAACAACAAACAAGAGTAAGTTAACTGCGTGTGCTAAGATGAAAACACTAATTGAAACAGGTAAACTTACTGTAAACAGTTCTGCATTGGTATCCGAACTTAAAGGGTTTGTAGCACATGGAACAAGTTATGCGGCTAAACCGGGCGGAACAGATGACTTAGTAATGTCAACTGTACTAATAATTAGAATGCTACAAACACTACAAAACTATCATCCCGAACTTAGTAATAGTATTAAAGACTACAACGACTCGGTTATAGAACCTATGCCATTTATACTTTTTTAAATGGAGTATTTAATTGTATCTCCTATTGGTGGATTTGGAAACCACATTCGGTGGTTGATGTTACTTGATGATAAGTTTAACCTTTTTGATGATGTCGTCGTCGCATCAAGGTGGGACCGTAAGCTATACAATGACCTAAAAGGGGGTAGTTGGCCAATATACGGGGATTTTAACTCAATGCCAATGTATGTTAAACATGAATGCCATGAACTCCTACCATCTATATTTTTAAAATACGATAATAATATTAATGGAAAGAGTTCCTTCATTATGGAGCATGTTTATCCCAATAACAGAACTTGGCACAATTGGTTACAAACAGAATGGGGGTTTCGGGATTGGGCGGATGGATATATTTCATTTTCCCATAATCTAGACCATGAATATATTAAAAACACTATTGCAGTAACAATAGAACCTGAATTCGCATACAAACGTTATCTGAAGTTTAACTCATGTAATAATAACCAAAGTAAAGAACAAACAATTTCCGAGATTGAGAAATATAATTGCAAGATACATACAAATACTGTATCAAATCGTATCATAATTGATGCCAATGTTATATACGATGAACATTTAAATTATGAACTGTATACTAGATGTATTGAAGCATTTTCTTTAACGAATAACTACCAAGATGCGTGTGTGATTCATAAACAGTGGCATCAATTACACCAAAATGCCGAAATTGATATCGTACAAGATATAATTAATATGTATAAAAAATAATAAATACATAAAACCATTACAACACATAATCATGCAAGAGAACACATCACAAAAGTTATTCAATCTATTATTAAGTAAAGATTTCGATGTTAAAACACTTGACTCATATGGTAAGTCAATTACAGATATTGTAGAAGCAGATATTTTTAGTTTTGATTTTGTTAGCAATAAAGTAAATTACGGCACAGTTGTTATATTATTGGGAGAAGATACTAATTTTGAAATTTTCTTCGGAGATAATATTGGTCGTGGACTAGAACGCGATGCTAAGAACACATGGTACGAGTTATTATATCAATTGCGTATGTTCGCAAAACGTAATATGATGAGTTTTTCTCTTAAGAATATTAATAAGTTAAAGCATACTATGCAAGGGATGTCTGCAATTAATGAAGGTTTGTATGAGGGGTGGAACGGAACGAGTAAATCTAGTTACAATCCACAGAAGAATAAAACTAAGTTAATTATACGCCATAATAAAAAGATTGCAGAAGGAGACCAACGTTTCCGCAATATTAGTTCAATATTCATTGAAAATAGCGATGGAGAACGATTTAAGTTGCCATTCAAGAGTATTGCTGGCGCTAGAGCAATGGCTAGACATGTTTCAGAAGGACATACCCCATATGATGCATTTGGATTACATGTTACCGAAACGATTGACAACATAAACACGATAGGAAGTTTTTTGCGTGTTAAAAGCATTAATGAGAATGATGCATCAAGTAAGATATTTGAAACATGCAGTCACCATAATAAAAAACTTAAGAAAAACATTAAATTGATGAGTGGTGTTCGTGGTTACAAGAAATATACAGAATCTTGGTCACCAACCACAGTTAATGAAGATGAACATTTAATTGAGAGAGTACGTAGTTTGCTGATTCCAGAAGGAGAATCAGATAGCAGAGTCAATGATGTGTTGCCTGTGCTTGCAAATTTAATAGCAGAATATCGTACACATGATAATACGACAAAATCATCAACTATGGAGAGTGATAACACCATGCTAGAATTAGAAATGTTTGAAAGTTGGGCAAATAATATTACAGAAGGAACGTGGGCGATACCTGATTCTCCCGAAGCATTGTATAGATTGAAAGAAATATTAAGTAAAGAACTTCCAGTTGGGGTTGATGCTACTAATGCCACTGAAGTTCTATATGATGTCATCGGTGATGATGAATTATTTGATAATCTTGGTGATTTGGCAAGAGATGACCCAGAGGCAGATGCAAGATTTGCTATTGTTAATTGGATGAAGGATTACGGGTTAGAAATTAATGAAATGGGTGCTGATATGACGAAAATCATAATGGACATTGAGGATGGAGAAGACCACCAAGCAGAAGTACAGGGAATTTAAGCCGTATCTGAATTAATTTAACTAAAACCATTATTTCGGTTAAATTAATTTTTATGTTAATTTAATACTGTATATAATTGTTCGTGATTGTTAAAAATATGTAAGTATTTAAATAATCATAAATAATGTGCTTATGTTAAATAAGCATATTCTAATACTCACGAGGGGTATTGGATTTAGGATAATTATATAGGAGAAAGTCAATGTCTTTAGCAGATATTCGTGCTCGTCTAGCGGCACAAGATAACAAAACATCAAATAACAATCAGGGTGGATTAGTATATCCACATTGGAACATCGATACGGGCTCAACTGCAATTGTACGTTTTTTACCAGACGCAAACACAGATAACCCATTCTTTTGGGTAGAACGAGCAATGATTAAATTACCATTCGCTGGTGTTAAAGGAGGCGACGCAAAGGATACGGTCGTTCAGGTTCCATGTGTGGAAATGTATGGCGAGAACGAATCATGCCCAATTTTGGCAGAAGTTCGACCATGGTTTAAAGATAAATCTTTAGAAGATATGGGTCGTAAATATTGGAAGAAACGTACATATGTATTTCAAGGTTTTGTACATACTGACCCAATGAATGAAGATAATGCACCTGAGAATCCAATTCGTAAGTTTATGATTAGTCCATCTATTTTTAATGGTATTAAGGCTAGTCTTATGGACCCAGAAATGGAAGATTTGCCTGTAGATTTCAATAATGGTTTGGATTATCGTATTACTAAGACGCAAAAAGGTCAATACGCTGATTATAGTACAAGTAGTTGGGCGAGAAAAGAGACAGCATTGACTGATGCTGAGCATGCATCCATTGAACAGTATGGATTGAATGATTTGGTTAGTTTCTTACCACCTAAACCAGATGCTAATGCACTAAAGATTATCCACGAAATGTTTGAAGCAAGTGTTGATGGTCAGCAGTACGATGTTGAAAAATGGGGTAACTATTACCGTCCATGGGGTGTTGATAAACCGTCTAGTACACATGAAGTGACCCCAATCGCTGATGTGTCTACTGTTTCCGATTCACCATTTGAAACGCCTGTAGGAGCAACAGAAGTTAAAACTTCATCCAATGAGCAAACTGCGGATATTCTTGCACAAATTAGAGCAAGGCAAAACGTATAGCACATCAATGAAATCATTGGGTACTGATGATTATGAGGGTTTAGTTCTATCTAAACTAAACCCTTCTATATACAACAACGAACTTTTTATTAAAGACCATTTAAATGGATTTGATAATACATATTCGAATTGTATACTTGAGTTTCTTTCTGAAAGGGAATTCAAGTATCCGATTATAACCGAGTACATTCTTTCAGATGAGATAAGGGAGAAGTACAAATCGCTTGATTTACGATTTTCTGCAAAATTTAAGAACAGTATTGATATTGTGCATTTGCAAGAATACAATATTCACCCTGATATAAAATTTAATAATTTTTTATGTAGTTTTGA